CGTCGGCGGTGTCCCCGTGATCGTCAGCAAAGTCCAGTTCGTTCCGTTCCAAGAGTAAACCCGCAACACACCTGACCTGGGGGCCACCATCACGGACACGTTGTTACCGTCGTCGAACCCCAACCCCGGCTTCGACCCACCCGCTATAGGAACCGTCGCAGGAGACTTCTGCGTCCAGTTCGTTGAATCCCACGTCCACGTCTCGAAAACGGGGAAGCCGCTCTTGATCTCCGCCAACAGGACATACGAGTTCGCCTTGTCGTAGGTGCTGGCGCACTGACCGGCGAACGCCGTCGCTGGTGGAGACGTGGCGGGGTTGACGAGATGCCAGTCGCCGCTGTACCGCTCCCATGTGTTCGTTCTCGTCTGGTAGAACCCCCACGTCACAGCACGGTCGGTGTCGGTGTTGTACGCCAACGTGCCGTCCAACACGACGTCGTGGAACAGGTCTACGTCGGGGACAGTCGCGGTCGTCTCGTCGACCCACCGGTAGGAAGCCATCAGGGAGTGTGGACGCCCGAGCCGACGGGGATCTCAGCGCCGATCGGGATGCTCAACATGATCCCCTCCGCGTCCGTCCCGACGCTGTTCACATAGATATAGATGAAGTCATAGGCGGGCGTGGAGTCCTCGTTGACTAGGAACACGCCGTTCGCCACAACCGGCTGCACCGAAGCGATCCGCGACGTCAGCTCGCCCTGCTCAATAGTTATGTTCGTCTAAAGGATCGCGGTGATCGACGTTGTGCTGACACCGTCCGAACGGATTCTGTCCATTCCGATCTCGACATCCCCGGACGTCGACGCACCCCACAGCGAAGCGTCGACGTCGAACAGCAGCCACCCGGAGAACACCCTTGGTATCGGAATGACGACTGAGAAGTCAAGGGTTAGGGGTTCGTCGAACCGGGTCGTGACCGTCCACCCCGACGACATATCCCCAGACATCGAGGTCGCCTCCAGGATCTCGATCCGCCGTCGGTTCTGACCGACCGCCGACGGCAACGTCACACGCTTCTGCGGGGCCGTCATCCTGTTGCTCCCGTCTGTGGTGAGACGAGCATCTCGATCGTCTCCAGGGCGTTGTCGTCGATCGTGGCCCGCCAACCATAGATGCGCTGGTAGGCGGCAGTGAACTCCGTCGCGACCGTCGGACGTGAATCCGGAGACGAGCTCCCTCCCAGAACCCATCCGTCTGAGTAGATCACCGCCCTCGGGGCGTCGTTCGTGAGATCCCAAGGAACGACGGCGGCAGTCCACGACGCGCCGCCGTCATCCGAGGACGCCACTTCTCCGTCTCCGGTCGTGAATCCCGTCGCGACGATAGTGTCACTGTGCGCGTCGATGCCCATCAGGTCGCCGCCGTCCCAGGGAGACGCAACGTCCGCCCACGTAGTTCCGTTGGACGACTCCTGCAACGCACGGTCCCCCGATGTTTTCGCATCCGCCCCGAGGAAGAACTTGTTATAGAACGACGACCACACGATCGCGTACACGCTTTTCGGCGTCGGCGTGTCCAGCGTCCGCGCCGTCCACGTTACGCCCGTCGGAGACGTCACGACAGACGCCACGGTCGGAGACACCGTGGAATCTAGAACCGCCACCGCGAACAACCCCAGATCGGCAGACCAGGCCGAACCGTTGCGGCAAGACTTCGCTGTCCCTGAAGGGACAGTTCTCCGCGTCCACGTGATCCCGTCAGGGGACGTCATAATCAGCGCGTCGAAGCTGGACGGGAAGTTGCCTGCCTCGATTATCTGGCCTGACACGACGAACAAACCCAACTGGGGCGACCAGACGCATCCGGTCAGTGAGACGGCGTCCGCGCCCACCGTCGGACCCGTCGTCTGTTGTGTCCAAGTAACGGCGTCGGGAGAAGTCAGGACGCATTGGACCCGGTTGAGGACGCTGACTCCGCCGGAAACGGCGAGGAACAGTCCGAGCGACGGCGCGTAGCAGACGTCGAACAGAACACGGTTCGCGACTCCGGTGTAAGGCGTGTCCTGCACCGTCCAAGAGACTCCGTTGTTGCCGGAGGACATCACGATCGGATACCCTCCCGTCCCGGAGTTGCTGACCGCCACAAGAGTCGAAGAGGACTGCGCGAACGCCGCCGCTCTGGCGCTTCCGCCATCGAACGGGTTCATCCTGGTGACGAATGCAAGAGTCATCCGAGCGCCTCCCTGAACTTCCGCGCCGACGCCCACACCGGCAGCCGGTCGCCAAGCTGAAAATCGATCCAGGGGCGCGGCCCTCGTTCAGGGGCAGGTGTGAACGTCACCGTCTGTTTCCCTGTCGCGCGCAACGAAACCTGGTCCTGCGCATACGCCCCCGCGGCAAGAACGTTCGCGACCGTGTCCGGGCCGTTCAGGCCGGGGAAGAACTGCTGCGCCACATACGCCCCGTACTTCGTGATCGAATCGTTGTCGATCGACGTCGCCTGCCCTCCCGCTGTGCCGCCCTGACCCGCGAACGCCATGAAATCGTTCACCCTCGAGGATCCGTCCTGCTGCCGGTCGATCCCAACGAGGTTTCGTCCCGGCATGTTCCATGAGAACTTCTGGTTGTCGCGGGTGACGCCGGCCTGCGCATACACGCTGATCTCGACCAGGAAATTCGTGACGAGATTCGTGCCGACCGTTCTACCCAGAGGCTCGTAGATCGGATCGAGGATGATGTCGCACTCGCCGGCGGCGCACAGGTCCGCCCATGCCTGACCCACAGACGTGCCCTGAGGGATGTTCCAGTCGAGCACCGGGGTGTCGTCAAGGAACCCGTTGTACTCGAGCGACCCTCCCCAATCCTGGTACTGGGATCCCTCCCCTATCCTCGATCCGTCCCCAGCGTCGATGTAGGCGAACCCGTAGTTGTCGATCGTGTTCCTCAACAGCTCACACACGATCACTGACACCTTGGTGTCGTTGAACGACAGGCCATCCTCACCGGGGAGGTTCCCGTCGATGTCGGTGACCGGGCGGGACATCATGTAGTGCCACGGATCCCACCCCACGAACCGTGTGCGGGCGTCGTCCTGCTCCGCGGTGTCCTCCACAAGGTTGACGATCGTCGCACCACGGCACGTCCAATACGGCTGGATGAAGGACTCCTGCCTGAACCCCCACATGAGTCTGGTTCCTTCAGCGAGGTAGGGGTCGTCGTAGCCGTCGCCAGACCACGGAATCCACACCTTCTTGTTGTCCGAAGGAACCGTCCCCGACATCGACAGCGGCCCGTTCAACACCACTTCCACGACACGGTCCGATGTGATCTTCGACAGGTCGATAATCCCAGTGCCGGACAGGTCAGCCAAAAAGTATTTCCAGAGTGGAGGGACGCGGTTGGCCGACATCAGGCCCAAGCCGCTTGCCACAGAATGTCGGCGTCCGCCCCGTCCACAGTGATGTCGTTGTCCCCAGTGACCAGCCGCGGATACAGTGAATTGAGTTCGTCCACGCCCGCGTCCAGGTCTGCTCCAGAGCCGTCCTCGAAGATCGTTTCCTCGAACGAGTCGATCTCGCCATAGTGTCCTGCCGGGATCGAGACTGCCCCGGGGAACGACGAGCTGTAGACGAACTGCTCGCCCGTGGTGCCGTTCGTGATCTGGAAGTCCGTCACCGGCGACCCTCCCGTCACACCGTTCAGGCGGTTGACCTGGAGCACCGGCAGGAACTCGGCCGTGCCGCCATTGTGGATGGTTGTCTGCACCCCGTCCGCCAGCCCCGTCCGTGTTTGTGTCAGATCCTCCGCATACGGGTACTGGGAGTCGATCGTGAATGTGACGGTGGGTGGCGGGCCGGGAGTGAACACCGGATACACGGAAAGCCTGATGTCGTCCAGCATCCGGTCGTTGTTGCCGTCGACCTGCCACGCCAACCTGCCCGCATTATCACCAGCGTTCAACAGCGACCTGACAGCGCCGGAGAGGTTGTCGAGCATCTCCGCCAGAAGCTCGCCCGAGCACGCCACCTCGTTCAGCGTATCCCACAACTGCACCGTCAACTGCATCGTCGTCCCCGACAGGAACCGCGTGTGCAGGATCGACCCGTTCGCTTGCGGCACATCATTCGTGGTCGACCTCACGTTGATGTCGAATGTGCAGCCGTCCTGGATCAGCAGATAGATGCCCGACGATGTTTGTTCGTTGAACGCCATCGTCCCGTTGAACGGGTTCGTCAGGTCGAACACGTTCGGGTACGCCCAGTGAGGGACAGCAGGCACTAGAAGCTACCGTATCCGTTGTTGGCGGCGACCAGGGTTTCGCGGAAAGACTGCCAGCTACCACCCGTGCGTGCAGCCGAGCCTGTGCGTCCCGACGTCTTGCCTGTCGGGCTTGTGTTCGAGTTGATCGACTCGAGCAGCGCCGTCTGCCTCTGGGCCTCAGTCAACTGGGCACCGGCGATAGAAGCGATGTTCGCCCCCAATGACGCGCGTGCGTCCTGCGCCGACAGCACCCCATTGCGGCCCGCGATGTTCGAGCCGAACGTCGCGAAGTTCTGGACGCCCTCCCGGAACAGATCCGACAGCGAGAAGCCGCTGCTGCTGTCGCTCTTCGCGTTCAGGTTCTTCAAAGCTTCCCTCAACGAGATGATCTTCGACTGCAAGTCAACGACGGCCTGCTGCTGCTCCACCGTCTTGTTCTTGACCTTGTTGATCCCGTCGATGCGGTCCTGGAACACTTTGATCGCGGCGTTGATCGCCCGCTTGTCGTCCCCCGTCCCCTTCGTCAGCCCCGCCGCCTGAATACGCAGATCCAACCTCGAGTTCTGGAGGTTGATCAGCGCCTGCGCGGCAGCCGTGGCGGCAGCCAACGCGTCCTTCGCGATCTGGGCTGCCTTGTCCTTCGCAGCCTTCGCCTTCGCCGCTGCCGTCGCCTGGATCGAGTCGAGATCGTTAACGACTCCCAACAACGACTGCTCCAACGCTTTCTTCAGCGCCGGACGGTTCTTCACGAACTGGCGTTGCAACTGTGCGATCAGGAAATCCTGTTCCGCCTGAAGGTCAGCGACCAACTGTGCGTTGTCATGGGCGATCTTGTCTCGTACCGTTTTCGCGTCGAACCCGACGACGATGTTCTGGATCGGTGTCACACCCAACCCATTGTCCTTCGGTCCCTGCGCCCTGGCGGCGGCAGCGAGTGCCTGCAGAGAAGCGGCCAGGTCGTCCACGCCCTTGGCTGCGTTCTTGGCGATGTTCCCGAAGAACTTCGTTTTGTCCGCTGTCGTTTCCGCGTCGACACCGAACTTTTTCATCGCGAACGACGCGATCTCCAACGCCCGCGTCACCGGGTTGATCAGCAGAATGCCTTTCCCGATGTCATCAAGGTGCTTCGCGACGAACCCGAGAGCGGGATCGGACTGAGAGATAGAAGAACCAAGCTTCCTGAAGTTCCCCGACAGAACCAGGACGCCATCCGCGATCGTGTTGACGTTCGACAGCGTCTCCCCGAGAGTCGATACGAAAAGATGGACAGGCCCGGATGAGACTTGCCCTAACGTCAACCCCAGAGACGACGCCTGGTTAGAGAGGTTCTCGAAGTCGCCCTGCAACCCCTGCGTCCGCGCCGCGGCCTGCTCCTGCGCCAACCCCGCCTCGGTCACCGCGGCCTTGATATCGTTGAATCCCTTCACTCCCGCCTGCCCCAACAGGATCTGGGTGCGGACAGCGTCGGAACCGAAGATCGTCGCCTCGGTCGCCTGACGTTGCGCCTTCGATACTCCCTGCAACGCCTTGTCGATATCAGTGAACACCTGAGGCCGCAGGTTCCCGTTCACATCCCTGACCTGAACGTTCAAGTCCTTCAATGCCTTCGCTGCGTCGGCAGGAGGCTTCACCAGACGGAGCAGAGCGACCCGCAGCGACGTACCTGCCCTGCCTCCCTGTAGCCCCGCCTTCGCCAGTTCTGTCAGAAGCGTGACGGTGTCCTCGATCGAGATCCCGAATCCGTGCGCGACCGCGGACGCCTGCCCCAACGCCGGCCCGAAGTCCTCGATCGAACCCTGAGCGGACTTCGCCGCACCAGCGAACAGATCCGCAACCTTGACAGCATCCGTTCCGGCCAACTGGAACGAGTTCAACGCGCCCGCCACAAGTTTCGCGGCAGCACCGTTGTCGATCTGCGCGGCCGTCGCCAACTGCAACGTCCCCCGAGCAGCAGCCAAAGCGTCCGCGACGGACAACCCGGCCTTCGCGAGCTCCGTCATCGCCTGAGCAGCATCAGACGCCGTGATCCCCGGCAGCGTCAGGTCACGCCCGAGCTGTCTCGCTTCCGCATCAACACGGGCCATCTCGTCGGCGGTCGCGCCTGCATTAACCCTGAACACGTTCAGTTCCGTCTGGAACGACGCGAACGACTGGATCGCTTTCGAGAACCCAACCACCGCAGCCGTGCCAGCAAGGAACGAACCCGACGCTGCCAGTGTCGCTCCGCGCAACCCGAACAACGACAGAGCCGATGCCCCCGCTCCCCTTTCGAGTTGTCCCAACTGCCTCGTCTGCGCCGCCACGTTCGCGGTCGTTGCGGCGGCAGCTTCCGTCTGCGTGAGCGTCACTTTCTCCCCCTGAAGAATCACACCGTTCAACGCAGAGTTCAGAGCCTGGCTAGCGACAGCCTCGTTCTTCATCGCGGCGCTCAAAGCACTTACCGATGTGGTTGCTGTAGCCGACGACGCTGCGAGTTTCGTCTGGTTCGCGGCGGCAGTCTGAACCGCCGCCGCAGCACCCGAAACGCTCGTCCCCGCCACCGCGGCGACGACGGGGATCACGATCGGCTTCGCCGTCGCCAGCTTCAGCGCGGCCTCGAGCTCCGCCCGGAACCCCGTCGTGTCGGGCCGAACAAGGATGCGGGCCTCCGCCAAGAACTCTGAGATTAGAACCCACCTCCCACGGGTGCTCCCTTGACGCCGCCCATCATCCCCATCAGCTCCTGCATCGCAGCAGCGTTATCAACCGGCGGCGCAGCGGGCTTCTCACCAGACCCAAGCAGCCGCACCTGATCGACCGCGGAAACAAGGTCGATGTTGAGCCGCTGGTATTCCTCCACGAAGATCGCGTAAGCAACACCGATGAAGCGGCGAAGAGTCATGCCGTCGGGGTTGCCTCCGTTCAAGGCTATGCGGCCTTCGATGTACGTTCTGTTTTCCCACGCCCAACCTCCGAGGGCGAGGGCAGTACGGTAGGGAAGTTCGTCTGCTGCTCCACCAGCCACTGGATCACGGCCATCACCAGACCACCCGGGATCGGATCCTCAGCACGTGCCCGCAACGCCCTGTAGCGGTCATGCTCTTCCGGTTCGATGAACAACAGGATCTGCGCGTCCAACAGCGGGAACCCCTCCAACGACGTGCTGTCGGAGAACACCTCGAGCGCCTCGGGGCTTTGGTAGCGCCAGTGGAACGTCTCGCCGCCGAGAGTGAACTCCCGGTCTGTGGCGAGCAACACATCGAAATCCTTCACTTCGTCCTCCTGGGTTAGAACGTCGTCTCGTACCCTTCAACCTCTGCACGGAAGCTGAAGTTCCAGCCGGCGCACCCACCTGCGTTCGTGATCGGGAACAAACGGTCGTTGAACACGCCACCGCATATTGTGAACAGCCGACCGGACCGCTCGCTGTTCCACAGGTAGTTCCACAGCGCCCACGCGTCCGCATACGTCTGTTCCGCGACGGCCTGCTGGGCTTCCATCGACGGGACGTCGTCCACATAGTCGGTGCATCTGGTGATCGAGATCAGGAAGCCGACGTAGTTCTTGCGGAACTGCTGCTGATGACGTGTGCCAGCACCCAGGTTCAACGGGTTCGTGGCGGCTTCGGCAACGGGGGCGGCGTTGACGGTCAGTTGGTTGCAGCAGTCCAGGGCCGGGGGGCCGGGCGAGATGAAAGCTCTCTCCGGGGCACCCAGGAGCCCCGGAGAGAGGCTAGGGATCGTGTTCAACGCGTCAATCGACGCGTCCAGGACGGCCTGGCATTGGGTGAAGAGGTCGGAGGGGCCGGTGCCTGCCATCAGAGTTCCGCGTTCCAGTCGAACATGATCAGGGGAAGGATCCATGAGTCGGCCCCGCTGGCGAACTTCTTGTCCATGTATTCGGAGATGTTCGCCTTGCCGTCGCTGCGAGACCGGTCTGCCTTCAGGATCCCGATCTCGGCTTGCAGGCCGTACTGGCCGAATCCGATCTCGTAGTCGGCGTCAGGCTCGTTCTCGCGAGGCTGGTTCTGCCACACGATGCCGATGGCGTCGTTGTAGTTCGCCGTGATCGTCTCAGCGACGAGACGCAGCTTGTCCCCGAACGGGCCGTCGGGAGCCTCTAGGAGGTTGTGGAACGCGGCCTCGTTGAAGACGATCGACACAAGCCTATGCCCCTAGACTCTGGGGATACTGCCGCTTGCCTGGACTCCAGAACGTCGGTCGGCGCTGCAACCCCGCGGGATTCGTCTCTGAAAGGAACGCGTCCACCAGCGGCAGGCCGGTGGCCCATCGTCCGTCGCGTTTCGCCCATGACGTGAAAGCCAGTTTGTCGATCGTCACGCCCTGCCTGGTCAGACGGGTGACACCCGACGGAAGCCGGCACTCGCCCGCTCCGCTAGAGCATGCCTTGTACAGCTCGCACGCGATGCTCGCGGCAGCAGCGATGCCCAGCGAGGGAGGGTCTGCTCCGTAGGTGTAGGCGATCGAGAAGGTGTGCTCCTCGGTGTCGGGCAACGTCAGGTTCTGCGAGATCGGCCACCGCTCACCCCACAGCCGCTCCAGATATCGGTCCTGAACCAACGCGTACTCGTCTGCTGGGACGATGTCGCCGTTGATCTTGACCTCGGTGATCTCGCGGATCGGATATCCCGCCAACTTCACCAAAGACGGTGAGCACGCAACGAGGCAGGAGTCACACAGCATCAGCGGGTAGCCGTAGTCCCACGGCCCGATCACGTAGCCGCGCGAGAGGATCTGGTATCCGCAGTAGCAGTCGTCGCAGGGAGGACGAACAGGCTCATGTTCGCACTCGCCAGCGAACTGCCTGCCCGACAGCGCGAACAGCAAATCGGACGCTTGCTCCGCGACTAGGTCGAAGATGACGCCGCCGCTGCTCTCCACCGAGCAGCAGTCAGCGACGTCATCTCCCGTAATCCACGGCGAGCAAGGCCCAGCCATGTATCTACGACGAGCTCGTCACGTTCTGGGCAGCACACTCCGCCGTCGGCAGATCATCGCTGGTGGCCCACCATGCGCCCTCAGCGATGTCAGCGCCGTTCGGCGGACCGTCACCGTACGGTCCTTCGCCCCAGTTCTCGTTCGTCTGCGAGTTCCCGACGAACTGCGGCTGCGCCGGCCCCTCCTGGAACGTGTTCTGTCCCAGCACCCACGTCGTGGAAGGGAACACCCAGTGGAAGTACGGGTAGGTGCCGTCGAGGCCGGAGCCGGTGACGTTCTCGGCCCAGAACTCGAACGCGACAGTCGGAGCCTGCTCCTCACAGTCCAAAGCCGACGGGAACGCCACACCGACCGTCACACCCGTGTCGGTGATCGCGGTCGCTCCCAGAAGGAACTGCTGCATGACGGGCTCCATCGCGGCAGCGTCGAACGTGATCTCCCAGAAGTTGAACGTGTCAGGGTTCTTCCTGGATGCGATTTTGCAGCCGCAGCCGTTCCGCACCGAGAAGTTGTTGCCTGGTTCGTTGTTCGGGTTCACCTGGATCGAGATCGGCTTGTCCGACACATACGAGTTCGATCCTGCGATCACGTTGCCGTTCGAGTCGAGTCGCGTGATCCGAACGAGGCACGCTCCGAAACTCACTCCACAGTTAAAAGCCATTTCTTACCTCCTCCGAATCACGTAGACCAGTCGACCAGAACAGCGCCCTGCAAGGCGGTGTCCCAGATTGCAAGCACGTACCGTTCAGCCCGGAACGTGAGAAGGTTGATCTCACGGTCCAGGTTCTCCCTGACCGAGTCCAGCCGAACAGGACCCAGATACACCTTGACGGGGCCGGTCGCGAACGCCCAGTCCTGCTTCGCAGACGGCGTCGACAGCGCAGCGGTGTCGGTGCCTTGGTAGCCCATCCCCGAAACGATCGGGGTGCCGTTGATCGACAGCAGCTCTGTCTGGTCCTTCCGGACAGCAGGCCACGACTGCAACGACGTCAAAATCGCCGGGGTGAAATGCAGCATCCCCAGCCTGCATTCCGTCCCGAGGTACTCCTCGAGGAACGACTGACCGACCTTGGCGGACACGGCCGTTCCTGAGTTGAGGATGTCGACGTTGCTGTCACCGAAGAACGGGTTAGACGAACTGTCCACCCCCGCCGCCAACGCGCTCTCGACACCCGCCGAGACGGTTGCGTCGAGCACGGCCTCGGCACGGTCGAACAGTTCCTGGGGGTCACGCAGGCCCATCGCGGAACACGTCACCGCCTTGTAGACCACGAACGAGTCGAACCTCACGTTCGTCTGCGTCGACTCGTCCTCCTTGATCCTGAACGTCCCATCAAGGCACGGCTCCCACAGCTCCGAACACCCGGTGGGATACCCCCACACGTTCACGCCGTTCAACACACGGGTGGCGTCCCGCTCCACCACCACCCCCTCCGGGTTCAGGAGGGAGTGGGGTGGAGCGACGGGGAGAGGCCCATCAAGGGAGAACGCCGGACCCACTGCTTCGAACGTTGCCATTGTCAGACCTCCCTTCCGTCAGTCACCTGTTTACTCACACGTCCTTGCCGTACCGGCCGGCGGGAACTGGCCGATCGGGCACCAATCCGTGCTGACCCAATAAGCGGCCTGCGCCGGAGCGATCCGAGCGACGTTCCGGAACCTTTCGCCGAACACCTGGAAGTCGTTCGTGGAGTTCAGCGTCGAGTCGCGGACGATGCCGAGCTCGAGCGTGCCGGAGTCGATGCCGAGGAACGCGCCCTGCGGGAAGATCGCCCACTGGACGTTGTTCGGGAACCCGTCGATCGCCGCAGCCGTCTGCGCCGAATCCGGCAACTGACTGTCACCGGTCGTCGGCGTATCGAGGTAGTAGACCGGGTCGATACCCGACCCACGCAGGTACGCGTCGATCTCGCCGCGGGAGCGGAACCGGTCGAACTGCGTCTGGATCGTGTCCAGCAGGAGCAGATCCAGAGCGTAGGAGGGGAGGAGGGCCGTGAACCGTGCGTTTGCGGGCATCCTGAGCCGACCTGCGATCCCGAACTTCGACTTCACGATCCCGTCGATCAGGTAGATCAACGCACCCAGTGTCTCGAGGCCGTTCGTGACGTTGACGGACAGCGCCTTGATCCGGTCGAGCATGAACTCCTCCGACGTGCGGGCCAGAGCCTGCATCGTCAAAGCGTTCTCATGCGCGATCTTCTCCGGCCACGCCCTCGCGTTCAGGTTGCCGTACTCGCGGCAGTGAGCCAGAATCTGGATCGCCGTCTCCGTGTACGCAGGGCAGGTGAGATCCTGACACGACTTGGTTGCGAACGTCCCGCCCAACGCGTCGTTCGCCTCGGAGATGCTGGAGATCGCGGTCGTGATGTCAGCGATGTACGTCGCCGTCGGCACGTTCACACCACCACGGGCAGCCTGGAACACGGGGAGGCTGTCCCACACCGGCTCTGCTTCGGTGCCGAAGTTCGGCATCGAGTAGATCGGCGTCAGCGGGGCACACAGACCACCAGAAGCGGTCAGCGCACCGTTCTCCTCGGTGCCCTTCCCGAACCCGGGGATCGACGTTTCCGGGACGAGAGCCTGGATCTTCGCGGTGTCCTCGTCGAGGTTCCCCGTCAGGATGCGCTCTGCGGGCCACGACGGGACGAAGTCTGCCCGTGCGATCTTGTGCTCCGGACCTCCGAAGCGATAGCGTCCCGGCTCGTCCGTCTTCGGGTGCGGGCCGTGATGCACAGCCGCGTCCTTGACGAGCATGGCGAGCGTGTCGGGCGTCAGCGGATCGCGATACTGCAAACCCATCTCACCCGCCGCAACCAGTGCCGTCCCGGTCGGCTCGACCGTCGCGACGGAGATGCGGTTCGCTGCCGGAGCCGGAGGCGTCCGCGAATAGCGCGGCGACGGAACAACAGAGGCGGTGACGAGCTCGCGCTCCTCCACGACCTCTTCCACGACAGGCGTCTCCTCGAGGATCGCTTCTGCTTCGGCCACAACATCGGCCTCCGCGGTGACCTCGGCAGCGTCGTCGTCGCCCTCTTCGCCGCCCTCGGCGTCCTCTTCGTTCAGGGCGTTCTTCAGTTCGTCCCTCTTCGCGACGAACTCGGCGTACGCGCCCTCGCGCTCCTTGTTCTCAGCGCGAAGCGTCTTGATCTGGTCGACGCCCACCGCGTACTGGGCGATGATCTCGTCGGCCGTGAGTCCCTTCAGGAACTCCTGGTCGTCGGTGTCGATCAGCTCTGCCGCGGCGAGGTGGTCGGTGAGAAGCTGCGCGATGTCCGCGTCGGACACCTCCGCGAGGTTCTCTGGAATCTTGGGGAACAGCGGGTCCATCAGGGTTCTCCTATTCGGTCGCGTTACGTTACGCGCCGGAACCCTTGGTCCCCGCTAGCGACAGTCGGCCTCGCTGACTGTGCTGCCCGCGACCCTAGCAGGTTGACTCGGACGTTACGACAGTGATATCGTTCAGATGTGCTCTCGCCCGTCGGAGTCGTACGTAGGGTCTAGTCGCGCAGAACTCAGGAGGCGGGAAGTTCGAAGCGGCGTGAACCACCTGCCGGGTGCAACGGCCCTACGTCACATCACCAGTCGTATGCCGCTGCGTCGTTTGCCAGGAACAGCGCCTGCCGCCACGACTCCGCCCACGGCACATGCGACCGCCCGCCCTTCACGCTGGGTTCTCCGTCGTCGTGCTGCACGATCGACGGCACCGACACCAACACCTGAGTCCGTGTTGCCCGCAGCCACCGTGCGGCGTTGCCGTCGTCAGCCCGCGTCATCCCCCGCGCCGCAGCCGACCATTCGAGGAACGCATGCGCGACCTTCGTCGGCCACAACACGCAGACGAGGGGCATGAACGACGAGAGGGTCAGCGGCACATAGCGGACGTCAGGCTTCGCGCGGCGGACGAGTGCGGCGGTCGACGCCGGCATGGAGCCCATGAACAGACACACCGGGGAATCAGGGTGGCGTTCAGCGATCCTTACGGCTGCGTCTGCGAATCCTCGTGTTGGGATGGCGTCATCCTGAACCACCAGCAGATGGTCGGCGTCACCGTGGTAGTCGAGGCAACGCCGGTAGTTAGCCCAAGGGTCTGGTGGTTCAGATGAGTGAACCAGTAGGTCAGCGGGGAGGGGATGTAGTAGTTCAAGCAGACGCCCATGAACATGAGCGCGCGATGGGTGTGCCTGGATGCGGCACTGGATCACCGTGAGGCAGACAGGGCCTTGCGGCGGCGGATGAAGTCCCGGTCGCGTTCCGTCGGCTCCGCTAGCGCGGCGGCGATGGCTTTCTTCCGCTCTTGATAGTCGGCGGACGCGACCAATGCGAACTCCTCCTCAGGAACCCAAGGAGGAAGAATCAAAGACTCGACCTCCACGTCACCTGCGGCGGACGCGGCGAGTGCGACTTCGGCGCGGGGGATCGGGAACCCCGGAACCGGCACCGACAGGGCGGCGACTAATTCGAGGTTGCGGTTCAGGGAGCGCCAGTCCCCTGAGGGAGGATTTGCACGGAGATCACGGAAGCCTTCGTCGGAGATGTCTGAACGGACAGAACCGGATACCCAGATGCCGACGCTCCCGTTTCTAGCCCGTACAAACGCTCCCACAGATCCTGTGTGGTCATAGTGATCAGCGGCAACTCGAGCCGACGCTGAAAGGGGGGCGTGTCCTGTGGCGTACGTGATCTTTCCGACACGAATATCTCCCCCATCCGTCTCAAGCACCCCAAGGTGGAAGTGCTGGTAGTCGGTTTTCGACACGGGAGGCTGCACACACTCCGCGACCGCGCCGTTCAGAAACCCGGTGTGGCACGATCCCCACAACGCAAGATGGCCGTAGACGCGGCCGTTCTTCTCGAACGTCAAAGGCGTCGCGACATCTGGCTCTTCCATGTCGAACCATGCGCGCGGCGGACGGATCGGAAATGCCATGGCCGGAACCTTACACCTCATTCAGGACGACAGCCAACCAGTCGTCCTCCGCCATGATCTGCTCCAGCCGCCTACGCCTCCCCCGGGTCATCGGTCCGCCGACTCCGGGCAGCGGAGGGACAACACCTCCGCAGTCCTCGAGGAGCAGGAACCCGCTGTTGTCTTCCAGCGTGAACCGGCTGGTTCCGTCGTCTTCCTGGACGATGTAGCAGCTCACAGCAGGATTCCTTCGCGGAACCCGATCGCGACAGCGTTGGCCCTCGTTTTCGCTCCCAACTTCTGACGGACGAACTTCGCCTGAGACTTCACCGTCTCCAAAGACCTTCCGTCCAGGTCTGCGATCTCCTGGTCGCGCATTCCCTCAGACCATCCGCGCAGCACTTTTAGTTGGGTGTGGGACAGGTCACGCAGAACGTTACCCGGGCGGGCGCTCACGCCTTTACCCATGCGATCACCAAAGGTGCCGGCGGAGCCAACGGCAACAACGGAATGATGTTCCGTGTACTAGGATTAGCGGCCATCAGTAGCCGCTCTCGGTGCGGGTGATGCCACACAACTGGAGGCCGGGGGTCACATATGTTGCAAACGTTGCGGTGGCGGGCAGCGGCAAAGCCGAAGCTTGGCTGAGAAGCCCTGATAGGGCTCCGTTTGCGGCCGTTGCAACAGCGTTCCCGAACGCTCTGTTCGTGGTGTTGTCATTAACGTAGGCGAAGTAATATTGTCCTGCGGGAAGCACGAACGGAACGGCAGGCGTAACGTACTGCGGAACGTTGACGGTCCCCATCACGGTCGACCCGGTGCTGTAAAGCCGCTGCCCGGACGGAGTGTAGATCCCGAAGTCGACGTTGGACGTCGTGTTCGTTGCGCCGTTCGCCCACCACACCCGTTTCACAGGGTACTCCCACGGCAGAAATACCGGCATGTAAACAGCCTGGTTCGCGACCCACGCGATTGAACCCGGAAGCAATGTTCCCGAGCTACCTCCTTTCACGGAAGGACCGAAAGACGAATAGGTCGTGATGAACAGCGGCAACTGATCTGTTGGGAAGTCACTCATAGAGTCGCGCCCGAAATAGTGACGAAAGGAGCGTTCCTCGCAGTGAACGTTGCGAACGTGGCGGGATTGGGAAGAGTGACAGCCCCGACCGCCTGCTGCTGCAAGCCGGACGTCCTGCCGTGGTTGGCTGCCAAGATCGTTGTTGTCGGGCCGAGGAAAGCAGCTACGTTGTCTGCGTTTACTGCCATGAAATATGTGCCTGGATTCAGCCATGTGTCCGTGATGTCGAACACCTGGAGGCCGGCGGCTCCCACCGCTGTGGACCCCATCGACACCAGCCTATTGCCTTTTTCGTCATAGATCCCGATGTCCATGTTCCCGGACTGTGTCGCGACCTGGACAGCCATCTTCTGCGCCAAATAGGGAAACGAGATCGTAAACGGAAGGAACACAGCAGTATTCGCTGTCGTCCACGCGGACGTGCCGGGGTTTACCCCCGCTATTCTCATCAGATCGCCGAAAACTGTGTCTCCGCACCACGAAATGGCCGAAGGCACCCTCAAATAGCCACCTATAGCGGGGAAATCAGGCATATTTCAACACTTTCCAGTCATAGTTCCTGACTGACCCCGTCGTCTGCTGCAACGTCGCTCGCAAGGAGCCTGCGTCGGTGAGTTCGTTAGAGATAGGCACCGAGATCACGATGCGCGGATAGGTGTTGTCTCCGCCCTGGGCGTCAACGTAATTCTGGAAATAAACGGTGCGCCGGGTGCCGCCGGTAAGGACTATCTGGTACCAGCGCAGCAGAAGCGTGTCACCCGACGCCATGTTTACGAGGTCGACGTGCAACGTGAACGTCCCCGCGACAGCAATATCCAACAAGGTGTGTTCGGTCCCGATCACAGACGTTTGTGTTCCAGATCCCTGAGCGGTAACAGCCATCTCTAGTCCTTCCTGGCTTTGACTTCGACAACCAAGTCTGCGATTGCGTTCCAGTAGTGCTGCCTCGCGAACGCCTGCGCCTCATGGTGCTTCGAAGCGATCGTGTCCGCGATCCCGTTCCCCGAGATCACAACCACCTCGAAATCACAGGTGGCGTGGTAGTGGTCCAAGCCCTGTGATTCGCGCCATGCTTTGCTGAGGTAGTACCACGTCGTCTCGTGGATGTAGCGGGTGTGGGTCGGATCCCAGAACGCCCGGTCCGACTTCGCATATGGATGCACGAACGTGTGCTTCGAGTCCGCCTTCGCCACGCGGTAGAGCTCGTTGAAGAACATCCACCAGCCATCGACGCCGTCGAACTCGGGGCGGTAGTGAGGGATGTGCTCCACGAAATGGGAGCAGAACGTCTCCTCCACCGAGTCTTTCGCGATCGGCCACGGCGCGACCATGAGGTCGTGTTTGATGTCGAAGTTGCCCGCGATGTCAATGCCGGTGAATCCTTCCTGCTTGTTCTGCCCGCATGCGAGGTCTAGCTTTCCTGTGTGCTTGTAGGGACGTGTCCTGGGAGCCACGTACCCTCCTTTCCTAGCTGTCGTTGGTCACCAAATGAAATCTGCGGCGACATCGTAGTGCCCCACTTTGACGCGGTTGTCGGACGCGACCCTGTACCCAGCCTTGCGGGCGTTACCGAAGAAATACAGATCCTGGGTGCCGGCCGCACCCCCGCCTTCCGGCGTCCATTCCTGCACCGTCTTGAACCACGGCCTCGAGATCCTCTCGTCGCGGAACAGATCCATTTTGAACAGCGTGAACCCCATCCCTAACCCGTGACACTCCTGCACCGTGTCAGCGACAGGGATTTGCGGCTGGAAGTTCAACACCTCTTTCGGGTTGCCGTAGATCATCGGCTGCCCGCCCTCGCCC